GTAGCCGGCCAAAACGTTCCGGACAATTTGACACATGGTTCCGCACCCCTGTCCACAATTGCCCTGCCCCGTCTGAAGCGCCACTTAAGCACCCCTTTCAGGGTCAACTAAGCACCCCTTAAGCAGATGGCGCCAGCCCTCAGACTGGCGCCACCCATCACTCAGCCGCCATTCGAAATCAGCAACTCACGCACCTTCTGCGTCTCTTTCCCGGTGCGGTAGCCCATGGCGTAAGTCGTCTCCACCACCTCCATCGCGAAGCCCTTGAAGCAGGCCCGCACCCCGGGATGGTCATTCAGGCTCAGGATAAACCGCCCCTTGATCCCCCTCAGCACCCCGGCCAGCCGGGTGAATTCATCCCGGCTGAATAGCTCCGCGCCATAAACGGTCTCGCAACCCCAATACGGAGGGTCCAGGTAGAACAGCGTCTCAGGCCGGTCATAGCGCGGGATCAGTTCCTGATAGGGCAGGTTTTCGATCACCACGCCAGCCAGGCGTTCATGCACTTCTTCCAGCACCGTCACCAGCCTCGGCAGGTTGAATTTGCCGGGATTGGTCAGGCTGACCTGGAAGGTCCGCCCCGTCACCTTGCCGCCCCAGGATACCCTTTGCAGGTAAATGAAGCGCGCCGCACGCTCCAAATCCGTCAGGCTGGTCGGCGCCATGGCCATCAGGCGGTGGAATTCCTCCCGGCTCGTCAGGCGCCAGCGGAGCATATCCAGGAACGGCTCAAAGTGCCTTTGCAGCACCCTGAACAGGTTGGCGACATCGCCGGACAGGTCATTGATAGCCTCAGCCTTCGCCCGGAATGGCCGGCGCAGAAACACGCCACCCATCCCGATAAAGGGTTCCACATAACAAGTGTGCGGGATCACCGCGATGCGTTCGATAATTCGCTTGGCGAGTAGTTTTTTGCCGCCCATCCACGCAGCCACAGGGACCGCAGCGCGGGCAGGAATCAGTTCAGCCGTTACCATTTAGGCAACCTCTATAGGTTATGCCCCCCTTTGCCGGCCCGGCGCGGGCGGGGCGGGTTCTACCCGTGAGAGGTGCAATCTCTCGGTTCCAGGCCGTGTCAGCGGCCAGGACCCCCGCCTAGCCGGGCAGGGATGCCATCACAGTGAAGGCGCTCTGTTCCACGGCTGGGCTCGGCGTCTGGCAGGATGCCTTCACCTGCCAGCCCCCGGCCTGGTCCGCGACCAGCACGCCCACAAATTCATTCGCCCGCGCAGCATCAGGGCTGGCCGCGACCGTCACGAATGACCCATCCGGCTTCTTCACCCGGAAGCTGACGCCGCCGGCGGCCAGCGGCACGCCATTCGCATCCAGGAACAGCACCCTGAGTTCCACCGACTGGCCCTGCCAGTATTTAGCCGCGCTCATAGATTGTCGTCCCCTCGAATGATCAGCCGCACCAAGACCCGCTGCGCATCAGATGGCAGCCCAATCACGGCTGCCCGATCCCACACCCGCGCAATCTGCGCTGGCCTGCGCGCCAACCGCGCCACGACCAGGCCATCGTATACCGTCACCACGAATTCGATATTTTGCCCCGCGAGCGCGAATGCCCCAGCCTCTGCCACCAGCCGCCGCGCCATGCTGAGCAGCGCTTCCTGGCCGGCCAGCGTCAAGGCGCCGGCTTCCAGCACCTGGCGAATATCGCGCCTCAGCGCCGCATCCTGGCCGATCAGCGCGACGGCGCCAGCATCAGCCGCCAGCCGCCGATCCCGCCTGAGCGCCGCATCCTGCCCCGCCAGCGCGAAGGCGCCAGCTTCCGCCACCACGCGCCGATCCACCCGCAACGCTGCTTCCTGGCCTGTCAGGGTGAAGGCGCCAGCCTGAGCGACTAGCGTAATACCCGAAGGTGGCGTGGTGATGATGAAAACGGCGGTCTGACCTGCCAGCGAAAATGCCCCGGCATCGGCCACCAACCGCCGGTCGAGCCTGATCGCCGTATCCTGGCCCGCCAGCGCGACTGCCCCGGCATCCGCCACCACGCGCCGATCCACCCGCAAAGCGGAATCCTGGCCGGAAAGGGCGAAGGCCCCAGCCTCGGCCAAAAGGCGCCGGTCAACGCGCTGGGCGGCATCCTGCCCGGCCAGGGAGAAAGCGCCAGCATCCGCCACCAGCCGCTGATCCACCCGCAGCGCGGCCTGCTGCCCCACCGCCGTGAAGGCCCCTGCGTCCGCCACCAGCGTGACGCCAGCGCCACCACCCGTGATGGCAGCGCTCCGAAAGACGCCGGGGGCGCGCGGGCGAAGCATGGCTAGCTACCGAGCAGTGGCGGGTAGTTCAGGAACGGGCTGCTCTTTACCAAGTCTGGCGCGTTTCCCCATTTCCAGCCCAAATGTCCCAGGATCCTATTTCTGTCAGCGATCGGCAGCTCGGCATTATTGAAAATCACCACTTCACCTATCATCCAGTTCGTGTACCTAGCGAACGTCGGCGATGAGCCGATGTAGAACGGAGATGTTCCTAAGTTCGTTCTCAAGGTGTAGGAGCCTGTGTTACTGCCATCTGGACTGCCATTTTGCAGCCCAACCATCGAGCCATTCTGATGAATGCCTGTAAAAATATACGTCCTATTTGTTAGGTAGGTGAACGCCCCAGTCCCATCGTAGTTTGGAAGCGTTCCGGCTGTGTTCGTCGAGTATACCGCAGACCGTCCATTGCTTTTGATAAGATCACTCCACCCCGCATTTGAAGAGCCAGTGGAGGTAAAAAACTCAAATAATGAGTTATAGGCATTTCCGAATGCCGCCGCCCTGAATACGATAAACGAAGTAATGGGGTACTGGAACGCCCACGCCTCGGGTGCGCGTTGCAGCGCCTTGGCGGTACCGTCGAAGGACATGCTGCCAAGACCGTTGATGCCGTTCGGGTTATACGCTGCCTGGCTTGCGGGTGTTGACTGGGTGAAATGCCGGCCGTTGCCGCTCTTGTCGCGCACTTCGCTGATGCCTGTCGCCAAGGAAATGGTGGAGACATCGGCCCAGTCAAGCCACAACGCAGGGCGAAGCAGATCAAGCGTCCACAACCGCCTTTGCAACCGCGCGTCATCAATAGCACTGGACCCGCGTGGCATCACACGTCCTCAGTCCAGACCGTGGGGATAACCGAGTTTCCCGATGACGCGAAATTCGTGTTGGTGTTATTGATGATCTCGACACCAAAAACGAATGGGCCGACGAGACGGAAAACAGGGCTATCATAAACGCGCGCGCCGGCGCCAGTGAGCATCGGTATGATGAAGCTTTCACCAGCAAAAACAGTAGCGCTTCGGGATGGCCCGACCCCCCCGACCTTGCGGTACATGCGGATTGTCATGCTTGGCAATCCCGACGGGTTCAGCGAAGCTAGGCTGATCCGAAACATACAGTTTAGGAGCCGGCGATCCGATGAATTTGTATTGTCAATGTCGGCCAGCTCTGCCGTACCATTGACACTTAACCCCTGCAATGGTGCGGTGGCAATGTTTTCAAGATCGGTTGCCGCACTCCATTTGATGAGTGCCATCTCAAATCCTCCCGCGCGCTTGGCTGACCGTCTCCGCCGTGACTTCCACGCCATTTGCTTCTGCCCAGGATTTGAAGCGCGTGGTCTGCGCCAAAATCGCCGCTTTGGTTTGATCTGAAAGCAGCCCCATATTCTCGATGGCGGTAAGCATGGCGCTGACTGCGGTCAATGCGGTCGGCATCGAAGGATCAATCTGCCAATCGTCCTCTGCCGCCTGAACCAGCGTGCCGATGGCCACTAAGATAGATGTGGGTACGGCCTGCGCTTGACCCGTGGGAGAAATATCAGCGGGAATTTGCCCTTGCTTTTGTATGATGTCTAGCAATTTCAACTCGCCGCTGATCCGCGCAGGCGCCGCTATAGACCTGCACGAAAACGGTATGGGCATCGTGCCAAACTGCACATCGGGCGTATTGAGTATTTCCGCCACTTGCCATTCGGTTAAGCCCTGCATATCCGGCTGCGCCACGCGCGCGGCCAACACATCACTCATCGTGCTATCCTTCCGTATATGCCCAGCGCCAACCCAACCACCGCCGCACCCACCGCCACGGCAAATAGCCGGTCATGCGCGCCCCAAAGCGCCACGGCCAAGGCCGCACCCGCCGTCACGAAAAGCGCATCTTGCGTGCAATCGCGCGCATTGGCCCAGGTGCGCGCGCGCAGGTAATCCGGCACTTCCTTTGCCAGCGCATACCCCAGCGCGGCCACGGCAAATGCCCAGATTGGCGGCAGGAAGAACAGCAGCGCCCCGGCCAGCACGGCGCCAATCGCGACATGCGCCGCCTGCCCCGCCGCCCAAGCGAACCAATCGTCACGCATAGCGCTAGGGGTGGCCAATTCAGCCAGCACCAGGCGCAGTTTTGTCAGGAAGCGCTGCATGGGTCAGGTGATCTGCAGCACGCCATTCGTCGCGCTCAAATCCACGGTGAAGGTATCGGGCGGCGCCGCACTCGCGGAACTGCCGCGGTCCCACCAGCCGATCAGCGGGTCATTAGCCGCCGTGTCATTATAAAGAACCGCGTAGCGAAACGGCCCGAAGCCGGGCGCGCTTGGCGTCACGACAATATCATCCGCGATCAGCTTGTGAACGCCCCCGGTCTGCTCGGAAGACGTGACAGTCACCGCGAAGCCGCCGGCGGTATAACCGCCAGCCGCCGCGATTTCCGTGATATCCGCCCGCAGGCCATTGGTGGCCACCGGCGCGGTATTGGTGAGCATCACGCGCAGCTGATGGCTGCCCAGGTTATGCACGCCGTTGGCAAGGTCCGCGACAAAGCGGTTGAACCTATTGAAGATGGAACCAGACATCCGTTATCCCCTTTTCAGGTAATGGTGGCAGCGATTGCAAAAACGCCATCAATCTGTTCATCGGTCGCGATATTCGCCGCCACCACGCGCGCAAACAGCGGATCAGACCGCAGCATCCGCGTGATGCCGGCGAATTTAAGCTCCGCTTCCAGCTTCGCTTCGGTGGGCAGATCGGCAATCGCCGCCGCAAAAGCGGGCGGCATGATGCGGGATCGCACGGCAGCCAGCGCTTCTTCATGCGTGATGAATTCCAACTTCCACGCGGCCATCATGAACTGCCAGAAGGAAACATCCGTCACGGGCGGCGGCGGGGGTGGCGGTGGTGGATCGCAGGCTTCCAGCGCTTCACCATTCCAGCGCTGGCCCTGCGTGTCAGCCAGCCAAGCGGCATGGATTTCGGCGCTGATTTCCACCGCGCCTGGCGGAATCACATCGCCGTGGATATCGCGCGTGTAGAAGCCCAAAACCCGGCCTTCGGCATCAAGATTTGCAAACACCATCGAAGCAGCCATGATAACCCCCTAATTTCCCAAAGCGAACCAGCGCAGACCAAACGATCGAGTCCCGGTCAGATGACTGCCTGACACAGGTCGTATCTGCGTCGTGTTCAGTGTGCTGACTGCGCCAAACATATCAAAATCGGCCAAAGGCGCACTGCTGCTGAAGATTGTGACATGTGCGCTACGCACGGCGTTCGGGAACGCGATTGGAAAGGTGATTAACCCTCCATCGAATTCCACGTTGCGCCCGGCCGCCTCCGCGATTTCACCCCACTGTAAAATTAGACCGCCAGCAAGACGTTGATAGCCGTTGGTCGCGAAGGACCGCGTCGAAATCCCCAACCCCGCCGGCGTCACCGCCGCATTCGAAAGCGTCCCGGCATCCGTCTCAGCCGCGGTCGCGAAGCGGCTGATGCCGGCCACGCCACTTGTCGCCGCAGGCAGGTCAGGCCGCAGCAGCACCCAGGAACCCGCACCGTCAGACACCAGCGTGACGCTGGCCCATTGCCCGCTCAGCACCACGGAAGTGCCGCCTTCAATCGTATCGGCACCCGCGCGCTGAATCGTGACGGTATTCGCGGAGCTATCCGTCTTTTCAATCTGGAACCGGATTGGCCGGCCGCCCAGCGCATTCGCCGCCGGCAGCGTGATGGTGCGCGCGGCAGCGCTGGCATTCACCAGCACCAGGCCGGCATCATCCACCGTCAGCGTGGTATTCGCGGAAAGGCTGGCCAGCCCACCACCAAACAGCCGGTCCAGCGATTTCCGGACCTGCGCCAGATCGGCATCGGATGCGGTCTGGCCACCACGCAGGATCAGGCCAATCAGTTCTTCCTGAACGCCGTTGAACCATTCATAGCCGGGCACGCTGGCCGGCTGGCCAACGCCCGGATTTCCGCCTGTGAAGAAACCAGGCGTGCCGCCCGTCGGCGGTGCGGGCATGGTGGGTACGGCGGTGGATCGGTTAACGCGCTGCATGGGTTATTCCTTTATCTTTGATGTGAAAGATCGCCGCTTCACAGGCCAAATCTCCCGCAATCGGCGTTGAAGTTTGTATCCACTTCAGAAGCGGGAAGCGCGCGGTTATAGATGCGCGCGATGGCAACATCGCCCTGGAGGTATTCGCCCGAGCTTGTGTAAGTCAAAGCAAGTTGAATAGTTGATGATGTCACATTGTGTCCGCTGCCCGGCGTGTCGCTGGCAACCTCCGTTGTATTGGCGAATAAGCGGCGCGTAGTGCCGTCAAAATTTGCAGTAATCATAAACCAAGTATTCAGCGACAAGCTTGCATTGTTGTTATCAGCCTCCAAATCATTAGCCCACCAATAATGCAAAAAACGCCCGACGCCACCACCGCCCAATGAACCGCCAGTACGCAGCGCATTACTTTGGTTCGAAGCGCCATAACCACCAATAGACATAATGCCACCTAATGCTGACCATGACGAAAACCGAACCCACGCTTGCAAGGTGTAAGGATCGTTGCCTTGCGGCATGGCAATTCCGGTGGCGCGAGAGAAGTATCCAGTAGCGCCAGTTGCAAACCACCCGCCCGCGTTCCATGTTGGCGAATTAAATGCTGTTAGATGGTTCCCATTACCGCTAATGTCGTTCAAAGTTGTGCCGGTGCCAGGATAGCTTGCCGGATTTAACGCATCCCATTCTGCCACGCGGCCGCTGGTGACGATGCCATCACCGCCGCCACCACCGCCAGCGTAGCTGAAAATCGGCAAGGTATGCGCAGGCGCAAAGCGCCGGATCGCGCATTCATATCGGCCGGTGCGCCATTGGCTCAACGGCGTCTCAGAAGTGTCTTCGCAGGTGAATTCCACCACCTGCTGCGCGCCACCGGCTACCTGAAAGGCATGCGCCCAGGGTTCATCCGCCACCGCGGCTTCGCAGCTATCTTCGCAGCTATGCGGGCGGAATTCCGTGAGCGTGACGGTATCGCCCAGCCGCGCGGCAAGGCCGATAATGGCGGCAGGGGTGGGTTCAAAGCGTTCAATCAGCCGCGCCAGAATGCGCTCGCGGCGTTCCCGCACGGTGGCGATGTAAAGCTGATCCGCCGCGCGGGTCGTGGCGGCAGGCGCGCCAATCGGGTTCAGGATGGGGCTGGTCGCCACCGCGCCGCGTTCCAATTGCGGCACGGCCAGGCGCAGCGTGGTGTTCACCGCACCCGCGGCAAAGCGTAGCCGCGCCACATGCCGCAGGAAGGCAGCAGAAGCACTGCCAACCGTGTAAGCGCTGCTCACGCGCTGCCCGCGCAGCGCGGCGGCCGTCGCCGCCGCCAGATCAACCTGGTTGCCGACAAGCAAGGCGCCACCGCTGGAAAATTCCTCAAACCGCATCCGCCAATTCGTGGGCGCGGTGCCCGTGATCAGCCGCCAGAAGAAGCTGCCGGTGAAAACATCAGCCACCACGGCAGGTGTGGCGGTGGTGGTGGTGAAGGCAATATCCAAATCAGTCGCGGCAGCCAGCGTGCCCGCAATGCGCAGCTCGGCGCAGGGCAGCCCATCTTCTGTGCCGGCGAAGGTGACTTCGGCAACCGCAAGCGCGCCGCCAGAAGCCGTCAGGCCGGTCGGCAGCGTGCCGGGCGTACCCACCGCAGTGCCACCAAGCCGCGCATTCGCGACAAAATTCGTCGCCACCGCTTCCACCACCACGGCATCCGTGATCCGACCCAGCGTGTCATATAAATTGCGTGGTTCATCCACCGCCGCTTCGCGCAGCACGCCCGCGCCATCAAAATACCATCCCCGCGATGCCCGGCTGAATTGAAAATTCGGGTAGCACACATCGGGCAGGCCAAGCGCGCGTTCCCAATCCGCCAGCATTTCCGCCGTGCGCGCCGGGTCGCTTTCGGTCAGCAGCGCTTCCACCCGGCCATCCACCCGCGCCAATTCCGCCGCCGGCACAGAAAGCAGCCGTTGCAGTACGGAACCAGGCTCACGCACCAGCGCATCACCCGGCGGCAGCAGCCCGATCAATTGGGAAAGATAGGCGCTGGCGTCCATGCGTCAGACCCAGGTCACGGTGCCGAGCGTGGCAATGGTGCCCGCCGGCAAAGTGATATCGGCGGTAGGCGCCACCAAGAGATGCGCCACTTCGCCCAAGGCAGCGCTGATGGCGGCCGATATCCGAGAGACCCGGATCACCCCACCCGGTTCCCCTTCCCGCACAAAGAAATCCGCAAGTTCCGCCAGCACCGCCGCGCGGATCGCCGCCGTATCCACCGCCAGATCAATCGTGATCGCGACCGCCTGCGTCGCCGGCGCAAACACCACAACCGAAGCCGTGACAGGCCGGCGCAGATTAAGCGCGGCCTGCACCGCTGCCACCAAAGGCGCGGCAGGGATCGCGCCACCGGCGGTCACAAAGGCCACCCCAACCGTGCCCGCGCCGGCCCAATTCGGATAAACCCAAACCTTTTCCACACCCGCCACGGCCAGTGCCCAGGTCACATAATCCGCAGCAGCGCCACCGGCAGGCGGTGTCTGGATGCGTTGCAGCAGCCGCGCGCGCAGCGCCGCATCACCTTCCGCATCGGCGCCCGCCGCCAGCCCGCCCGCAGCCACCACGGCGCTGGGCTGAATGCCCGCCACCGGCGCCACCAATTGCAGCGCCACACCCGCCAGGCTGTTGCCTGCCGCACCCGCCACGCGCGCGACAACATTGCCCGCACCCGTGCCGCCGCCACCAATCGTCACATCCGCGGCCAGCAGATACCGCGCATCATCACCGCGCCTGACTTCCGTATTCGCCGGCACCACCGCCGCTGGCGTGCCGGTGAAGGTCACGCTGCCCGTCGCCGCCGTCGCGGCAATCCGCGTCAGGCCCCAAATCGCGGCGTGGCGCGCCAGCACTTCATCTTCCGCCGTGTCAGGCAGGATTTGCAGCGCCGCCCATTCCAAATGCCCATGCAATTCATGGCTGGCGATGCCAATCGCGCGCACCAGAATTTCTTCCATGGAACGCCGGATGCGCGCATCCGCACCTGGCAGCGCCACCGCAACTTCTGCGGCCATGCGGTTCCGGATTTCTGCTGGCGAAGGGCGGGCAAAGGGCATTCTCAGAGCCTCATGGTAAATTGGCTGGTTTCAATGCCGCTGGGCGTGGCGATGTTCACGCCAAGGCCAAGCACCCCGCGCGCGACCCAGACAGCCGTGACGGAAACGCTGGTGGCAAGGCCAGCCTCCACCAGCCAGGCCAAAGCCTCATTGGCGTAATCCTCAGCACGGCGCCGGGTTTCTTCGGTCTGCTTTTCGCGCTTCAGCAGCCACAGCCGAGACCCCACGCGATCTTCCGGCGTGAAGGCATCACCCACCCAGCCGCGCCGGTGCCCTTCCGCGCCATCATCCAGGCGCGCGCGCGCATCCAGGAACAGCGAAAGCACCACGGAAGTCTGCAAGGCTTCATCCCGCCCCAGCGCGCCGCTGGCATTCCGCGCCAGATCGGCGGTGCCCGCGGCATCATTCCAGGCAAGCGCAATCATGGCGCCATCACCGGGTTGGGCCCCGGGCTGCCGCCATGGACGTGGCTGTTGTAGTCCGCCCGCATGCCATTCATGGACATGCCACCGGAAGCCGCGCGATCACGGATATCGCCATTCACATCCAGCGCACCGGTCACTTCCACCAAAGGCGCTTCCAGCGTGATCTTCGTGTCCGCTTTGATGGTGATTTCATCACCCTCAATTTCAATCTTGCGGTCGGCCTTCAGAAGAATGCGATGGCCCGACTGATACGAATAGATGCAGACATCACCGGGTTGCAGCCCGGTCGGGCGATGGCGCCGGTCATCCACGGCAATCATCACCGGATGGTCGCGATTGCCCCCCACACACACCACCAGCACATCGGCCCCTGCCAGCGGCACGGCGCTGATGCCATATTGCTGCACGCGTTCCACATTGTCCCGCACTTCACCGGCCAGCAGCTTCACCTGGCTGCGCTGCAAGCCATCGGCGTCATTCACCGGGCCCAAAGTGCCACGGCCAATCGCCAGCATCACGCGGCGCTGCAATGGGGCGATGAAGCGCTTCATGTCATCCATGGTCATTCGTTCACCCGCTTCCAGCGGTCTTTTTCATCCGCGCGGGTTTCGATTTTCGTCTCAAACGGGCCATCATCGCCGCCGCCGCCCTTGCCCTTTTCGGGCAGCAGGGCGTAGGCATCCACCGGCGCCACCTGCAATTCCGTCACCGTGCCCTGATCCGTCAGGGAGAACACCACATTGGAAATCAGCAATTCGCGCTTCAATTCCAGGAAGGCATCTTCCACCCAGACCTTGGTATTGGGCTTCCACAGATTGCCCGAGGATCCACGCCAGCCCGGCACGGTGTAGCGCACGCGGCGCGATTTACCCGCCGCCACCCGCACTTCATGCGTCGCACGATCCTGAAAGGTGACACCTTCGCCCTGCGCTTCCGCCAAAATCACCTTCGGGCGGTGGCGCAGAATATCCTCATCCTCGGCCCGCGCTTCACCCTGCGCGCTTGCGCTTTCGCCCTGCGCCTGGCCACGCACCACAACAACATTGTGGCGTTCAGCCACGTCAAAGCTGCCATTAGCGCGCAGGATATTGCCGTCCTTGCCGCCCAGCCGCAGCGCGCCAGCGGCTTCACCACCTTCGCCCGCCCGCGTCAGGATCAGCGTGCCGAGCCCATCCCCGGTCGCAATCACCGCGCGTTCGCGCGCCGCGCGCGCGATGCATTCCCAGGCGGATTCGCCAGGCTGGATCGAAAAGCGCGGGAAGGGCTTGCCCAGATCAGCTTCGGCCCGCACTTCAATCCCGAAGGGTTCCGAGATCCGCCGCGCCGCTTCTTCCAGGCCGATATTGGCCCATTCATACGGGCCATCCAAAGTGGCCGCGCAATCCACCAAATCGGCGGTGAGTTCACGCCCGCGCACGGTCAGGGTGTGGTTGCTGGCGTCGTAGGCGACCTCGAGCGCATCGAGATAACCCTTCACCACTTCATCGCCTTCAAGCGTCAGCAGAAACTCCGCACCAGGCCGGATGCTGCGCGCGATCTGCGCGGCGTCTTCCGCGCCCGCCCAGCGTTCCGCCAATTCAATGGAGATTTCCGCCGCCGCAGCATCGAGCCCAATCGAACACTTCATGCTGCGCCAGCCGCGATAGATCAGGCCGCCCACAATCAGCGCGACATCGGCAGCAATCGCGGCGCTCATGCCAGCACCTCAATCGGGCTGGCGGCAGGCACAAAGCCCGGGTGGCGCACGCGGTTGCGCGCAGCCAGCGCGGCGGCGCGGCCAAACAAATCAGAAATGCTGTCGCCATCCAATTGATACGCGATCACGGTGCTGGGCATCACGCCGGGCAATTCCACCCGCTTGATGCGCGGCAGGGGTGCGGCGCGCTGCGCCAAATCCGCAGCCACGGAAGCCCGCAAGGCCACCAGGCTTTGCCAGACTGCATCCCAGCCCAGCGCCGCCACACGATCCGCAGCCGCCGCCAGCGCGTCAGAAACGCGGTCCCGCGCGGCCATGGCGTCATCCCGCGATGCCCAGGGCACAGCAGCTGCGGCGCGGGCGAATTCACCGGCAAACATCGCCGCTGCCAGCACGCCCAAAGCCTCATTCGCTGCTGCCAATTGCTGGCGCGCGGGCGTGGTGGCAGGGCTGGTAGCAACCGGGACCAAATCCTGGGCGGTGAGTGCCCCCAGCGTTTCAAAGGCCGGGATCGGCGCCGCATCCGCACCTTTGGTCAGCGCCGCGCGCCCGCCCGCCTGGGCTGATACATCACGCGCCGCCGTCGCCAATGCCGCAGGCACGGCAGTGTCAGAAACAATCGCCGCGTCATTCATGCTGGCAAGCGCGGCAACACTGCCAGCAGCAGCACCCGCCTGCCCGGTATTGGCCAGTGCGCCTTCAATGGCGCCGGCGATGCCCATCACGCTGGCCTTGAAGCTATCAATCACGAAGTCAGCCGCGGCGCGCATGTAGCGATATTGGGCATAGGCTGCCTGGGCCGCCGTCAGCACTTCTTCAGCATCGGCCAGCACACTGCCAAGCCCATCTTCGGAAATCACCGGCGCGGGCTTGGTGCCGGCCTTTTCCACCCGCAGCGAAATCCGCGCCACGCGCGCCTGGTCCACATCAAAGCTGATCCGGCAATCCTGCACCACCACCTGCATGGCACCGAGCCACGGGTGCAGCAGCGTCGCCACTTCCGGGTCTTTGGCGGCGCGGGCAAAGGCGCGCGCCTGCAACACAACATCGGCGCCGATGATCAGACCTTCAACGCTGAAGCTTTGCGTCTTGGCGCCCATGTCTTCGTGCCAGGGCTCATCCCGCCCTGGGAATTCATGCGTCACCCAGCGGCGGACTGAATTTTCTTCTGAAGACCGCACGTAAAACAGCAGCCCGCGCAAAGCACCAGGCCGCAGATTGGCGCCAACCCAGGGCAGAGCCGTGGAGAAACTGGCAAGGCTGGTGAGGGCTTCACTCATGGTGTGGCCAGCATCCCGCGCCGCACATTCAGCGCCATGCCTTCATCCGCGCCGCGCTGGGTGACGGATACGCCAAAGCCTTCCGGGGCGCGGATTTGCACATCAAGCCCCGCCTGCACGCGCACATCATTGGCCGGGGGCATCACGCCACCGCCCGCGCCGGATGGCAGGGCGTTGTCACCATAAATCGGCTGGCGGCGCAGCGCATTGCGCGCGCCAGCATCGCGCGGGGTGGGCGCGGCTGCCGCACCGCCGCCGCCAAAGCCGGGGATACGGTCCATGACCCAATTCAACGCATCGCGCACCGGCTGGAAGTAGCTCATCACATCCTGGAAAACGCCCTGGATCACGCCGCCGATGCGGGTGAACACCTCGCCCACGCCATTCCAGGCTTCCGTGATGAAGTCGGCTAAGCCGCCCATGATCCGACGCGCTTCCTGCATCTGTTCTGAATTGAAGAAGCCGCGAAAGGCGTCACCGATCCTGTTCCAGACGGCTACGACATCATCCCAGTTCTCATAAACCAGGTAACCAAGCGCGGTGAAAAAGGCAGCGGCGGCGACGAACCATCCCACCGGCGTCAACAGCAGCGCGACCGAAAGGGTCGTCATTGCCGCCGCCAGCGAAGCAAGGTTAGCGAGCAGCCCACCCGCGAGAACCAGCGCGACGCCACCAAGAAAGGTTTCCAACCCCCCAAAGCGATCCACCACAGGCTGCAAAACGCGCGAAACACGCTCAAAGATATTTGAAAGCCGCT